GTCAACCGTTTCCGTTTCCCCCTCTACAATCCCCGGAAACCCTCCTGTAAGCGTCGTAGAGGCTTCTTCTTCAACGAGCAGTACCCCGGTCAGCCTCCAGTCTGATACGCCCTCTCAGAAGCGTAAAACCTTTTCTCGGAAGGTGGGCATCGGACCACTCTCCGTCACGCTCACCGTCACCGAAGAACAACGCACCACCGTCATCGCCGCCGCAATCGTACAGATAACGACTGTTGCTACAATCTCCACAACGGGGGTATCAACCGGCAACAACACCAGCACAAGGAGAAGAAGATGATCGAAAAGTTCCTCCGGCTAGTGTTCAAAGCCCCCACCGTCCATGTCCGATTCGGCGAAGATGAAACCCTGCCCGCCAACTGGGTCGCCGTAGACAGTAAAACACTTGACATTCTGGGTATGGAACCACTCGACGAAGGCATGATCGGCTCCGAAGTAGTTGTCGTCGCAGAAGATGACACCCCGGTAGCCGCCGTCAACATCATCGGAATGTTCGGACACGGCCCCCTCCCACTACGCCGCCGTGTCCTGTCCCGCCTCGTCCGGCATCTCATCGGAGCCGCATGGACCCTCGCCGGAATGGTCATCGTGGTTCTCACCCTGTCCGGTGCTGTACAGATTATCTCGCTGATTGTCTGTCTGCTATTTTTTATGATTGACCTGATGACCATTTCACTGAGGAGGCCATAATGCCGGGACGCAGATACACAGGGAACTCCGACGGTGTGAGCCGTGTCGGTGCCAGACCCGGCACAAAGAAACTGGTCGAACTGTGCCGTAAGCGGTGGGGATTCACCAACCTCGGCATCTTTGTGAACCGTTCGATGAACAACCCGAAAGCAAAGAAGGGCGACCCCCGCTGGCTGAGCGTCCATGCCACGGGCCGTGCCTGCGATGTCGGCTACAAGAATAGGGCTGACGCTGTGGAAGCATGGGACTGGTTCCTGAAATACAGCAAGGAACTTGGCATTGAAGAAATCCACGACTACGCCTACGACGACAATGTGAAAGACAAGGAACTGGGTTGGGGTCGTGGCTACCGTTGCTCCCGTGGCGAAGGCCAGCGAGGTGTGAAGATTTACAACGCTCAGGACAACGCCGGTTCCCGAGGTGGCCGCTGGTTGCATTTTGAACTGAACCCTGAGATGGCTGACAACCCCGCCAAGTTTGAAGCAGTATGGCGATCCCTGCCCAAGCCCGGACAGTAATCAAATGGTTCTCGGTTTCTTCCTCGGTGTCGGCGTTGGCGTTCTGCTCGTACTGTGTTCTTTGTGGCGTTCGTCTGTTGAGGTCTATGAAAAGAGCAACCGATGAGCGTGGCACAGTGGATCATTACAGCCGGGGCGGTGGTCGGTGCGCTCGGCATCATCTGGCAAACCCTTGTCAAGCCTGTCGTTAGATGGGGCCGCCGTATTGAGAACGCTGTGACCGTGGTTGAGGCGAACATGGTGAACAACGGGGGGGCGTCGTTGCGTGACGCTATCGACAGGATTGAAAATCGTTTGACTGATCTGGAAAATCTTGTCACCACCCCCAAAAAACCAACGGTTGCGAAAAAGAGAAACACTTCCGGCTGAACTAAAGTTGCCGTTCCTATGAGCAACGAAGCAATCGACACACTCCTGTATTTCCTCCGCCGCCTCTATGTCCCACAAGGGGAACAGGCTGTCCTGCTTCGTGCCATGAAAGAACTGGAATCCTTGCGCCACAAGGAAAAGCCGAGCCACCGTCAGGTCGCCTAACATCTAGCCATGACCCTCATCTGGCTTTCCTGCCCTGAGTGTGGCAACTCATGGCCCGAGAAAGATTCCCGCTACTGCCCCGTGTGTGGTGTGAAAGGGGAAACAGATGACACACAAGACTGAACTCCAACCCGTCATCCTTGTCTGGGCTGACGCACACGCCGACTCAGAAGGCTGGACAGCCCGTGGTGAATGGGAAGTTGAAGGCGAGTTGCTGGTCGAAACCTGCGGCTGGCTGTTGCCTGTAGATGAGGGCGGCAAAGAAGGTCATGTGACGATCATCCAGTCCATCACCCCGCACGACGACATTGACCATGTGATCCATGTCCCCACCTCCATGACCCGGCATCTGACCTTTCTTCAGCCGTTTACGAAAGACCTGCATATTTCTTCTTGACTTTGATACACCCGCCCTGTACGGTGGGCAACAGTCAAACAAGAAAGGGGCCACATGGCACTGCACAGGTATCGGATCGCCAAGCCGGAACACGGCGGGCAGGAATGGTTGAACATCCGATTCAGGGATGAACACGGCAACAAACGAGTCTCAGCCTCAGCGGTAGCGGCGATCTACGGGTTGCATCCGTTCGTCAAGAAAGACACCTACGCCGCTGAACTGCTGTCCGACATCCCACCGACGCCGATCCCGCCGAACCCGGCGATGGAACGAGGCAACAGGTTGGAACCGTTCGTCATGGAATGGGCCGCCGACAAACTCGGGTTGGAGTTCACCACCCCTGAAGAAATGTTCGCCTGCGACTCGGATCATGGCGCACGAATGGTCGCCACCCTTGACGGCTTCTACGAGGATGAGAACATGAGGAAGGTGTTGGAAATCAAAACCACCACCCGCCCGTGGGAAGGCCGCCTCCCCGACTACTGGAGGATTCAGGGTATCCAGCAGGCGATCTGTGCTGATGTTGACCAGATCATCTGGGCTGTGTTCGACCCGTCCATGATTCTGCATATCCATCTTCAGAATGTGACCCCGGCTGAACAGGCTGAACACATCTCCGCTGTGGAGCAGTGGCTGAACGCTATTGAGTTGGGCATGACCCCGGCTGGTGTTGAATGGTCATACGAAACGGTGCAGACCCGGTTCGCACGGGCAGAAAACAAGAAGATCGATTTGCCTGAGAAAGCGGCAGACTTGCTGGACCAGTTGCGTCATGTGCGTAGCGAACTGGCCTCCTACAAGGACATGGAAGATCGCCTGAAGGCAGAGATTTGCGAGTTGATGGGGGAGGCTGACACGGCTGTGCTGAACGGTCAGACAGTTGCCACATGGAAATCGCAAACACGGGACAACTTCGACACGAAAGCGTTCCGTGCCGCACATCCTGAACTGGCTGACCAGTTCACCAAACAAGTCCAGACCCGGGCTTTTCTCCTGAAGGGAAACAAGTAATGGAAAACACAGAAGCACTGAAGAAAGTCCTCACGGACTACGCAGTACCCGACCCGAAGATCGTCGGCAAACTCCCGAAGGGCGGCATCCAACTGGATTTCGTCGGACACGCTGACATCACCCGCATCCTCATCGAGATTGATCCGAATTGGCGGTGGGTGCCGTGCGGTTGGGACAACGGCCGTCCTGCTATCCATGTGGAGAACGGTATGGCAACGATGTGGGGCGAGTTGCAACTGCTCGGACAGGGACGGTTGGGTGTCGGTTCGGTTCGTGCCGACAAGCCCGACCTTGACAAGGAACTGGTGTCTGACTTTCTGAGGAACGCCGCCATGCGGTTCGGTATCTGCCTGTCGCTGTGGACGAAGCAGGAATGGGACGACCTCGGCAACACGCCTGCCCCGGCCCCTCGTAAGGGCCAGACGAAAGCGGCTGAGACGATCCAACGGGTCGCACAGAAAGCCGCAGTCAAAGAATCCGGTGGCAAGTTGTCGCAGGAACAGATTGACCAGTTCCTCGCCGCCTGTGAAACCAAAGGTGTTGACCCGGTGAAGGTGTCAGAAAACGCTGGTATCCATCTGGAGGAAGCAACGGAGGCTGACCTTGCAAGGTTGCGGTCAGCGTTCAAGGAACTGGTGTCATTCAAGGAAGGAAACTGACAATGCCGAACAAAAGAACCGTAGACCCGACCGCATCTGAAGCGTCGTCGAAGATCATCGGTATCCGGGTGACGGAGACACAGTTGCGTCAGTTGCAGGAGTTGTCGGAGAAGCGTGGTCAGCGTAGGTCGCAGTTGATTCGTGACCTCGTGGCCCGTGCGTATGACTTTGAGTTCAGCCCGGAGCCGTTCTGATGAGTGATGTGGCTACTCAGATTGAGGCATGGGCGGCGAAGGTTGCCATGCTTGAACAACGGTTGGCTGAACTGTTGGCTGAGATTGATCGCCTGTCGAAAGAGTTGGCGAGGACTTATGAGTGACAGGTACACCATTACCCGTGTCCGTTTGTTCAGGTGGCAACTTGATGTTGCCGACAGCGGCGGCGTTTTTGCAACACGGTATTACTGGTTCAAGCGTTCAGCGGAACGAACTGTGCGTTGGCACTCTGCTTATAGGTCAATCGTCGGCGGCCGTCGTGGCTAGGGGTTGTACTTGTTCAAGCCGCTGGTCGTGGGAACATGGCCCGTGTGACTACTGCACCAGTGACTATTGCCCTGAGTGTGAACATGACTCCGAGGAATGTCCGGAGGATTGCATTTGTGACTGCAACGACAACACAGAGGACGACGATGAGTAAGCAGAGGGCTAAAGGCACCGCCGCCGAAACCGCCGTAGTCCGATACCTCCGTGACCACGGCTTCCCCCACGCAGAGCGTCGAGCGTTGCACGGCACCGCCGACAAAGGCGACATCACAGGCTGTGGCCCCGTCGTGTTTGAGGTCAAGAACCACAAGCAACTGTCACTGGCTGAATGGGTCAAGGAACTAGAGGCAGAGATGGTGAACGCTGGTGTGGATGTCGGTGCGGTGATCGCCAAGAAGCGAGGCACGACCGACCCGGCTGAGTGGTACGCAATCCTGCCCACCCGGATACTTGTCAGCCTGCTGATCGAAGCGGGATACTGATGCGTCGACACAACAAACCGCTGGTTCACAGCATCGGCGGGTATGACCGTGGCTGTCGCTGTGACATCTGCCGTGAGGCTAAAAGCATCGCACGGCTGGCTGGTCGTCCTCGCCCATCAAAACTGAAACTCCCGTATGAACCGCTGGTTGCGGCTTTGGAACGGACAGGCCAGTTGCAAAACCTTGACCCGCATCGTCTTTACAGTTGGCGCAAGGCTGGTGGTATTCAGGTGTATTACGCCGATCAGTGGGCGATCAAGTTCGGGTTCCACCCTGCCCAGATTTGGGGTATGGATTTCTACGAAGGATGCTTCGATGGGGAAGAAACCGTTCGACCCTGACCTGTATGACGCTGATGATGATGCGAAATATCTCATCATTGAGTGGTTGTTCAGTGAAGATTTTTATGCGTGGGTGAACCCCGACAAATACGGGATTGATGTTCTTGCTATGCGGAACATGGAACACTACGGCTTTGAAGTTGAAGTGAAACATAACTGGTCAGGCAGTAAGTTTCCGTATGACACGGTTCATTTCTCTGCACGGAAACAGAAGTTCATTGCACCGGGTCATTACTTCACGATGCTGAACGACGACAGATCGTGTGTGTTGGTCGTTGATGATGACACGATGGCTTCGGCTCGTGTTGTAAGTAAGAACACGAAATACACAACTGCTGAACAGTTTCTTGAGGTGTCGGTTCGGCATTGCCCAGTGTTCCGACTAGACTGACACAAACCGTTTCACAAAACCTTTGGAGGTCTATGCCCGCTACCTAGTCATGTCCCCCGTCAAAGGAGAAACCCTTGCGAAAACTTGCAACCGCAACCATTCTGTCCCTGTCCACCCTTATCGTGTCGGCCCCGGCTCAGGCCCACCACAACAACCTTGACATGAGCCGCAAGAAGTACGGCGCAATCATGCCCGACGCCTACTACGACATCCTCGGCACCTGCGAAACCGGACTCCCCGGCACCCGCCGCCCCAACTGGAACCACTCCACCCGCAGTTACACAGGGGGTCTGGGCATCCACCGCCAAACTTTCCGTCGCTGGTCGAAGTACCACTCCGCTAAAGGTCTAACCCCCCGCCAACAGATCAGAGTCGCAGACGCAATCGCCTTCTCATCGTATGTCACCAAGCATGGTGAAACGGTGTGGAGAGTTGGCCCGTGGGGGTGGGGCTGTGTGCGATCCACCAAGATTCTTCAACGGTACATCTGCGCCTCCACCCACCCGAAAGTTCAGAAATGGAAACGAGGATGCTCATGACCCGAGGCTTCGCCCACGAATCCACCGCCACCACAGTCCCCGTCGAGTGGTACACCCCCCGCTACATCTTCGATGCACTCGGCATCACCTTCGACCTAGACCCCTGCTCAGCCTGCGCCCCCGCCTACGACTCCGTACCAGCACACACCAAATACACCCTCCCAACTGATGGGCTGGCCGAACCGTGGCATGGCACAGTCTGGGTGAACCCGCCTTACGGCAAACACACCGGGGCATGGGTGAAGAAACTGGCAGACCACGGCGACGGTATCGCCCTCGTCTTTGCCAGACCTGACACCGCATGGTTCCAACAGGCATACCGCACCGCTGATGTGGTGTGTTTCGTGGAACGACGCATCAAGTTCGTCAATGGTTTCACAGGCAAAGCAGAAGGGACACCCGGCGCAGGGTCAGCCCTTATCGGCTACGGAACCAAAGCGTACAACGCCATAGTTCAGTCTGGTCTAGGTATCTGCACCACCGTCATCAAGGGTGACTGCTAATGTCCGACCCGTGGGGGAAGCCTTCACATACCGGGACACAGCCCGATTCTGGCGACGAGTTATGGTCGGTCTACCATCCGACTGTTGGGAATGGCAAGGCTCCCGCCGATCAGACGGCTACGGACAGGTCTATGTCGCAGGAAAACACCGAGCCACACACCGCCTGTCGTTTTACCTGTCGAACCTGTTTTGGCCCCCTGTGGTACGCCACCGTTGCGACAACCCTCGGTGTTGCAATCCTCATCATCTAGAAGCAGGCACCCAGTCAGACAACATGAAAGATGTCGTCGAACGAGGCCGACATTATTACGCCACCC